GTCGGTCTGGTTGTCGAGACGATCTGGGGCAAAGGCTACAAGATCGTGATGGCGGACGCCTCCGATGGCAACGCGATCAAGGATGCGAGCATTCGCATTCGCACACCCGGCTCGGCGCAGCGCTGGCGTCCGGAGCATGACGAACAGCTCCTCGACCTGATCCGTCGTAAGTACAAGGTTGCCGCCTGCGCCTCCATCATGAAGATGCCGTTCATGGCCGTAGAGCGCCACTACAAGCGCCTTCAGTCGCTGGTCTGAGGAGGTCGATATGCTACGCACTCCATTCTCATGGACAGATCAGAACATCGCCATCCTCCGGCAGATGGTTGCCGAGGGGCACTCCGCAAACGAGATAGGCTGCAAGCTCGGCACGTCTCGCAACTCGGTCATCGGCAAAGCAATGCGGATGGAAATCGCACTTGCCGGTAGCCGTGCGAAACCATCCAGGCGGGCGGGCAAAGCCCCGAAGAGCGTACCGCGTTCTCCCCGTCCTGTTGCCTGCGACGAGGCTGAACCTATTGTCTTCATCCCGGAGCCCGAAGTTCCGGAAGCGGTCGCGCCGGTCGAGTTCGCCTTGCTGGAGGCGCATCACTGCAAATTCCCAATCGACGACAACATCGGTCCCCATATGTTCTGCTGCGGCGGGCGTCGGCTCTACGGTTCGTATTGCGCCGAACATGCAGCCATCGCGCGCGGACGGGGCACTGAGAGCGAGCGTAAGGCTACCTCCGTCGGGAGGGCTTGGTGATGACGTGGATCATGGGCTTCGATCCCTCGAAATACACCGGATATGCTCTCTACAGCCCTGAAGCTCGACGCCGAGACAACAACTGCGCCCATGTCAATTGCGGCGTGTTGGAAGTGCCAGCCAAGGCAGACCACTACTTCACCGGCGACCAGATCTCCCGCAAGGTGCAGGCGCTCATCCTCGATCACAAGAAAGAGCATGGCCGCGCTCCAGACTTCGCAGTTCTGGAAGAGGCCGCACTCGCCAATATCGGGAACACCAGCGCTGACGCCATGATTTACGCCTGGATATCTGCGACTGCGGTCGTGGGTGTATTGGCAAATTGGGGCATCCCATACGCGACCCTTCCCGCCGGTACGTGGCGATCAATGTTCTTCGGGGCAAAATTCAAACCACCGCAAAAGCCAGTCAAAAAGAATGGGCAGCAGGTTCTCGACAAGTACGGCCGACCGAAATTCAAGAACGACTGGAAAACGCCAGCTATCCAAGAAGTTGAGAGGCTGGGCGTCAAGCTTCCATCTACCAAGGCGCTAGCCGATGACGCCGCCGAGGCAGTCGCCGTGGCTCTGTGCTGGGAACACAACGAGATGAAGTTTCACGCCAAGCGGTATCAAGAGCCGTGGATTGCGCTCCGCATGCAGCGCAATGAGAGGGCGGTAGCATGACGGTCACCGCATCGAAATACGCTCGGGCCGAGAACGATCTCTACCAAACAGAGCCATGGGTGACAGACGCGCTTCTAAGGCACTTCCCGGTCGACTGGATGACCGTGTGGGAACCGGCGGCCGGCAACCACCTTATGGCCGATGTTCTCAAGGAAAAGGCCGACACGGTCTATACCTCTGACATTGCTGTCTATGACAGAGCGCACGACTCCCTCTACGACTTCTTGAAGCCGCATGGTGTGTGGCCCGACGTCTCCGCTATCATCACCAACCCGCCTTACGGCAAGGGTAATCGAGACGCCAAGCTCTTCGCCGAGTATGCCCTGACCCGGTGCAAAGGATTGGTGGCGCTCCTCCTGACCGCGAAGTTCGATTTCGGGAACACCCGAAAGCATTTGTTCCAGAACAATCCTCGCTTCGCCGCAAAGATCTCCCTCACGGATCGCATCAGTTGGACCCTCGACGGTGTTACCGGCACCGAGGACCATGCCTGGTACGTCTGGACAGAGAAACCGCGCCTCCCGCGCTCGCCAGTCATCCTTTACGCTGGGAGGAGCGCATGAACGCTCCCAATCGCGATTTCACGCCCGATGCACGCCTTATGGACGGCATCTCAGAAGATGATGTTGTCAAAGCCGAGCAACTCATACTGTCGGGCATTCTCAACAAAAATGATATTCTGGCATCCTGCGGCCTCGAGCCTCATGACTTTTTGGAGGGGCTGCATCAAATTGCCTTCTCGGCCGCACAACAGCTATTTACAGGCCATCAGGTAGCAGACGCTTCAACGCTCAAGCCGTTTGTGCCGAAGGTGATGGATAAGCTGGAGATCTCGCCAGCAGACTACCTTGAGAGGCTGCAAAAGGCAGGGTTCTATACGCTCCCGCAAGAGTTCGACGCCAAGCTCCAGATCGTCAAGTGGGCTTCGGTATCCCGACAGCTTGAAAGGGAAGCCGACTGTATCGCCAGTCTGGCGCAAGAAGGCCACTCACTGCTCACCCTCGGAGACGAGATCGAACATCTCGAGCAACGGTTGAAGGATCTTCGCTCGCGCTTCTCCGAGACGAAGGCGGTCAAATCTCCGGGCTCGCAATATCTCTCAACATTTCAAGCCTCCACCAAGCGCGACGGCCTTGTCGGCGTTCCGATCGCCCTGCCGGAGATAGCCAAGGTTCTATCGGAACCGGTCTTTGAAGCTGGGAATCTCTACGGGCTCCTGTCGTCGAGCGGCGAGGGCAAATCCTCCCTCACCATGCAGCTCATCTACCACGCGGTACAGAAGGGGCATCCAGTCCTCTTTCTTTCCTATGACCAGTCCCCAGCCCAGTGCGTCCGGCAGATGATTTCCCAGGTTCATCAGATCAGCGGCAGCCAGCAGCGCGAGCCGATGCGCCTGATGTCCCAGACCGAGCAGGACCGGTGCGTCACCTTCGCCAACTGGATCAATGCCCAGCCGTTCGACATCATACGCTGCCAGCGGGAAGGCGTTGACAGGCTGATGGCCTATGCCCGCCGGTTCATCAAGAACCGCTCAAACTCCAAAACCCCGTTCATCGTCCTTGACCACATCGGCAAGGTGAAGCCGAAGAACGACAAGCTATCGGCCGACAGGATCTCTGGAGATGTCACCGTCGAGTTCAAAGCCCTGGCTGATGAGCTCGGTGCATCCGTCCTCATCCTCAACCAGAGGAACGGCGAAAGCGGCAAGCGGCAGAACCCGAGACCGATCGCCAAGGACCTGTACGGCGGCGAGAACGCCCGCGCCGACTATGACGCGGTGATCACCCTCTACCGACCGGAAAAGTACAAGAAGGAAATGGAGAAGGTCGCAGCCACGCCGCAGGACTGGAAGGTCATCAACACCGTCTTCGGGTCGGAGATCGAAGGAATCGCCGAGATCGCCGCGATCAAAGTCCGTTGGGGCGATCCCACGATTGTCGAGCGCGTCAACTTCGATGCTGCCTTCACCCGATACGTTTCCATGCGCCAAGAGCGCCCAGCGGAGTTGGATCTTTGAACCAGCTTGCCTTCCGCTTCGATCCTTTACCGGCTCCGCCCGTCGATGACTTGCCGAGGTGGTTTGAGACGAAGCTCGATAAGAAGGGCACCAGCTACCTGAAGATTGGCATCATGCGCAACGCAGACGGCACGTGGAGCCGCAGCACAAGAGACAACCTCCAAGGCTGGTGCGGGCATGGGGGTCCTTTCTACGGCGACCGGCCGACGTTTGCAGCCGCTTTGGAATGGGCCATCCGGGATCTTCGCAAAAGCTACCAGTGGAAGTCTGAAGACCGCCACGACAGCGTTCAAACCGATCGCCACCGCGCCATGGGGCGGGCTGGGCTGGAATGGCTAGACGAACTCGCCGCAGAACATGGGATCCAACTGAGGACAGACGCATGAAAAACAAGCTCATCGACCTGAACAACCATCTCTTTGCCCAACTTGAGCGCCTCAGCGAAGAGGAGATGACGCCCGACCAGATTGAGAACGAGGTCAAGCGCACGGAAGCGATCGTCGCCGTCAGCCAGCAGATCGTGCAGAACGCCGATCTCGCCCTAAAGGGTGCCAAGCTGGTTGCAGAGCATGGCGCTTACGTCGGCAAATATCTCCCCATGATCGAGGCCAAGTCAGAATGAAGGGCCGGGCTATCGCATATTCAGCCGGGGAGATGGCATGGCTTGAGGCCAACCGCTTACTCCCGATAGCTGACTTCCACCGCGCATTCGTCGAGCGGTTCGGTCGAGACGTGTCTGCACAAAACCTCCACGCTCTCCGCAAGCGTAAGGGCTGGAAGACTGGCCGAACCGGTCATTTCGCCAAGGGTGCCGAGCCGATGAACAAGGGCAAGAAATGTGCGCCTGGTACTGGCGGGCTCCATCCGAACGCTCGACGGACGCAGTTCAAGAAGGGCCAAGAGCCGCACAACACCAACTATCTCGGCCACGAACGGGTGTCGAAGGACGGGTATGTCGAGGTCAGCATCGACGAGGTGAACCCGCACACCGGATACGAGCGCCGCTATGTCCTGAAGCATCTGCATGAGTGGGAGAAGGTCAACGGTCCAGTACCCGAAGGCCATTGCCTCAAGTGTGTCGATAGCAACCGGCTCAACACCGATCCTTCCAACTGGACACTGATCCCCCGCGCACTCCTGCCTCGTCTCGGCGGAAGATTCGGCATGGACTACGACGGGGCCGAGCCAGAGGTAAAGCCGTCAATCATGGCCGTGGCGAAACTGCAGCATGCCGTCAAAGAGGCCAAGACCAAAGCGAGGCGAGCATGAGCAACCGCTTCGACGCTGGAGCAATGAAGACGCCGAGCGGCTGGATAGGTTTCTATCGCCAGGTCCACCGCTCGACCAACTTCGTTTTACGCGATGGAAAGCGCGACGTTATCTTCGCCACCCAGGCGGAAGCCAAAGAGGCCGCGTGGAAAGCGTTCTTGGATTATCTGAACTCTCCGATATCGGGGCTCATCATTTCGACAGAGGCAGCGGCGGACAGCGCCGACTCTCTCTTTCCCAACCTCAAGCCGATCTATCGCAAAGGCCGCAAGATCGAGGTCACGAGGTCGGCCGCAAATCTCCTCCAGAAAGGCAGTGCATGCACCCGTAATCACACAGCAAAGGAACTTTGACATGCTGACGAATCTCTTGATGTATCGGCTCCTCATCTGGAATGCGATTGGAATCGCCGCGGTGATCTGGGCCTGGCTCCACGGTTACGTCCAGATCCTCTTCAAGGGCGAGACGACCGGCATAGGCTATCTGATGGTGGCGGTCTTCGTCGTCGGGCTTGCATCGCTCTGCGCGCGGGCCAGAAAGGTATCGATCGGCCTCAATGATCTGAAGCAGCGCCGCATCGTCGACGCTTCAAAGTTCGCAATCAAGAATTCCCATATCGGTCACATCGCGGTCTGGCTGGTGACGCTTGGGTTGATCGGCAACATGTTCGGCTTTGCTCATGCGGTTGAAGGGATGGATGTGTCGAGCGCGACGGAGGCGCTGCATTCGGTCTCGATCATGATCGCCGGGATGAAGATCGCCTTTTACACGACGCTGATCGGGACTTCGCTCGGCCTCTGGCTGCAGGTCAATTTCGTCATGCTCTCCACAGCCACGGCACTCCTGCAGAAGGATGCAGGCCAATGAGCAAGCCCAGCGACGAAGTCAATGGCATAGCCTTCCGCGACGTGCTGATGAATGCGCTGATCGGAATGGCGGCCACGCTCCTGATCATCCTTGCGGCCTCGCAGATCCATGCGCAGTTGCAAGCCTCAGCCGAGCCTCCGGGCAATCTGACCGTCTATGCCGCATGGCCGGCCGGTGACACAGATGTCGATCTCTGGGTTGTTGGTCCGGCGGAGCCTGTCCCGGTTGGGTATTCCAACAAATCCGGCGTTATCTGGAACCTGCTGCGCGATGATCTCGGCCTCATGCCGGATGCAACAGCCCTGAATTTCGAAAATGCGTATACCAGAGGCGTGGTTGCCGGCGAGTATACCCTGAACTTGCACTGCTTCAGGTGCCCGCAACTCCCTGTCCCGGTCGATGTGATCGTCTCGATCAACGACGGGAAGGACGGCAAGTCATCGAGCAGGACCATCCTTACGTCAAAAGTCGAACTGACGAGACAAGGTCAAGAGAAGACCGTCGTGACGTTCAAGATGGATAAGGACGGCAACGTCGACAAAGCCAGCATGAACAACGTTTTTCGACCGCTTCGTTCAGCGAAGAAAGCCCAAGGAGGGCAATCCTGATGAATACCGTCATTTCCTCATGGATCGTGCTCACGGTCATCTTAGGCGCCTGCGCGTGGGTGGCGGTATGGTCCCGTCGTCCTACTCGCCTGCGGCTCCTGTCTGTTGCCGCTTTTTTCTTAAGCAGCCCGGTTGCGCTCGTCTCTCTCGCCGTCTGCCTCGGCTGGCCGGTTCCATTGATCGGCGGCGTGACCGGTCCATCCGGTGATTACCTGATCCTCGGTTCCAAGCTGATGCCGAACGAGGCCATCTATATCCTCATCGATCTCGGCAATGCTCCCCGCTACTACGTTCTGCCGTGGAACCAGGATGTTGCAAAGCAGATCCAGGACGCGATCGACAATCAATCCCAGATGCAGGTGACTATCCCACCTTACGAAATGTCGTGGGAGCGGAGGAAACCTTTGTCCTTCCACGAACTGCCACAGCCGAAGGTTCTTCCCGATAAGCCGCGACAGGCCGAAGCGCCGGCGCATTTCGACAGCATCTGAAGCGGGGAGGGAAGGATGAAGAGACCTCACGTCTATCTCGACCTCGACGGCGTCATGGCCGACTTCGATGCTCACTTCCCGGCGCTGTTCGGTATCGATCACCGCGGCATGGCCGATGATGCGATGTGGTCCACCATCAACAACCACCCGAGCTACTTCCGCGACATGCCGCTATGCCCCGGTGCCAAGGAGTTCTTCGACCGCATCTCGTGGCTGAACCCGATCATCCTCACGGCGTGCCCGAGCTCCAACTACGCCCACGTAGCGCGTCAGAAGCGGGAATGGGTCCGGGAGCATCTGTCGACCACCTGCCACGTCCTGCCGGTCATGGGCGGCCGCAACAAGCCGCTCTTCATGCACTCGCGCGGGGACATCCTCATCGATGACTTCGAGAAGAACATCAACGCCTGGAAGCTTGAAGGCGGCTTCGCAATCCTCCATCGCGACTTCAAGACGACGCGCGATGAGCTTGAACGTGAAATGGTAAGGAGTGCAGCAGCATGACTATCGAAGAGCTTATCGAACGACTAGAAAAGAGCGAAGGCCCAGACCGATGGGTTGATGCCCGTCTGGACGCGATCTTCCGCGTCGGATCGAAGAAGATGCAGGAGCCTGGCTACGACTGGGCGTGGGACAATTTCCCGGTATGGGCGCATCGCAAAGATATCCGTGGGCAGTGCGGCGTTCAGCACGACGACGGCAATCTCGGCATGGTCTGGGATAGCCTTCCTTTTACAGCCTCTATCGATGCTGCAGTGGAGCTCTGCAATCGGGTTCTCCCCGGCTGGGCATGGCGTGTCGCAACCTGCTGCGTATCGGATGATGCGTGGGTATTCCCAGACTTCAACAGCCCAGAGCACGGCGAACGGCTAAAGCGGGAAATCAATCAGGAACTTGATTGGGCTGACCTCACAGACGTCGATCTCAGGCCGCCAGGACGACAAGCAATAGCCCTCTGCATCGCCGTACTCAAAGCCAAACAAGCTATGGAGGCGGCAGCATGACCCTAGCCGTTCGTAACTACTCCTCCGGCGCGGAGAACATCGCTACAGCGCACGCTATCCGGCAGAAGCTGATGAAGCCCGCCAATGCATACCGCCCGCCTGTGGTGGCCATCGTCGTGTCAAATCCGCCGCCTGTCCGCCGCCGCTTTGACCTTCCTTTATGGAAGCGCAAAGAGATCGACTTCAACGAGCACGTGAAGGCATGGGAGTGGAACCGCGTGCCGATGTTCAACCGGACGCGAAAGTACATTGCCACCCGATGCGCCGAGCTTGGCGTCGACTGTGACGAAATCATCGGCATGAGCCTGTCGAGAACCGCGACTGAACCGAGGAGTCTTATCTGGTACGAACTGAGAACCAACTTCGGTATGTCCTATCCGGCCATAGCTCGAGAATTCAGCGGACGCGATCATACGACGATCATGTTCGGGGTGAAGCGCATCGCCAAGCTCAAGGGCTTGGTCGCGCAAGGGAAGGCCAACAGCCTCGACAGGCTGGTGAAGGACCGGGACTTGAACGATCTCGTCCATCAGGACTTCCGGCTCGGCATGTCGATGATGGATCTGGCAATCAAATACGACCTATCCGCTCCGGCTCTCACAGCCATCGTCAAGATCGAGAAATGGGAGCGCGACAAGCGGGACAAGAACAACACATCCCGCTCGGCAAGGATCAACTACGCCGAGCTGCGGCGGGAATGGGAATCTGGCGTCGGCGTTCAGCGGCTTGTCGCTTGGCATGGGGTGTCTGAGCGCACCATCCGACGCTTGGTTAGGGATAACGGCTGGACGAGGAAGGGGAAGGAATGATCGATCACCCGGAAGCTATGGCCATCTTCGAAGAGTTCGACGTCGAAGTCGTTCCGAAGAACGTCATGCCCAAGCACGGGCAGACGAGGGCGGTGGCTTCTCTGGATCGCATCAGGCGCCGCCATGGAAGGCAGCACGCGCGGTTCGTGGTCATGACGCTGGTGGAGACCGCTAACAACGACACAGCGCTTGATGAGACCGGTTTATGGGCTACCAGCGATATCATCCTGGCATTCCGGAAGAACTACCCGTCGATCATGGAGCGCGATGTCTCTCGCTTCCTTGCCTTCTTTGACGGTGTACCGGTTGGAAGGCTGCAGCTGTGGTGCCTCGGTCTTGATGGTATAACGAACAAGCGTGCTGCGTTGGTTGGATTGATTTGGGAAAGGGCCTGCCGAGTGTTTGGCGACCCGCAAATGGAACTCCTTGACGATCGGAGAATGAGCGCATGATGACAGGACGAGAGATAGGCGAACGGTTCATTCGGGCGGTCCAGATCATGGAAGGGCTGTATCGTGTAGGCCCAGGCGGAGGCAGTGGATCTTGGATCGCCATCCCGTACACCCAGGCCGACAAGAACGGCTGGGGTTCCGAACGCCTCGCTGCCGAGCGTCAAGCGTTCTGGAACTCGATCAACAATGCTCCGAAGCCATGGGAGATCAGCCAGGCAGAGGAAACCCTCGGGTGGCTGTCATTCGTCACCAAGGAAGATGAGCGCGTATGCCTCACCTCATGGGCTCGGTGCATGGCAACCGACAGCATATTCAAGCAATGGTGCAAGCGGATTGATATTCACCCAGAGACCGGAAGGCGCAGAAAAGAGCGGGCTATCTTGCGTATTTTGTTAGCGTTGGACCGCAAGACATTGCAGAATAACGATATTGACGTTTCAGACATGTTGCCAGATACCCCTGAAATCGGCGATAAACATGTCAACATCGCAGAAGACGCGACCTACTGGAGAAGGGACGATGCAAGGCCAAGTGCCTGCGACTTCGACAGAACGCTAGAGCGGTTCGATTGGGCTGAAGCCCAGAACGCAAAGCGGCGACAGCGAGAGGCAAAGCGACGACAGGCCGCGTGAAACATGTCTCAGACGATATGTTAAGGAAACGCAATTTCGTTAACACGATCACAGCCCGTTCCAGCCACTGGGGCGGGTTTTTCTTTGGAGAGCGAGATGACCCGCCCCATCCTCATCCTCGCCGCCATCGTCATAGGCGCGACCATCCTCGCTGCCTTCCTGTCCGGCTGCCAGTCATACCAGCCTCCCGGCGAGGGGATCTGGCGGGCGCTCTAATCACCAATTCAGCGGCCATACTCCAGCCTGCCCAACCAGCGACAGGCCACAAGACTTCGCTCATCCCTGAGAAGGGCGCCGGGGCCGCACAAGGCACTTCGCCGGCGCAAGCGGGTAAGCTGGACACCACCCATCAAGAGGCAATCCGATGAAGAAGCCATCGCCAGCCGAGGCAAAGCGGAAGCTCGACGCCGCCACCAAGACCAAGCTGACCACTCAGAAGGAATGGGCCAAGGTCATCAAGACCGCCGAGTCCGTGCTGAAGTCGGCAGGCATCAAGTATTAAGGGGATTGCCGTGAGCAAGTCTTCGGTTGTCATCCTACTCATCACCGCCGGCGCCTTCACGGCAGCCGTGGCTAAGCAAGAGCAGGTCAAGCCGGATCGCCCGATCCCATCCATTCAAAAGCCCATTGCGGCAAAGACGACCTGCAGGCCGATCAGAATAGACTTCTGGGTCCAGGACAAGGACGGGAAGCTCAAGCTCGTCGGATATACGATCGTTGCCGGGTCGTGCGGATGAGGAGTGGTCTTTAAGCCATGCCAGTCCTGAAGAACGCACGGCACGAGAAGTTCGCTCAAGGTCTCGCCAAGGGCAAGACGGCTGAAAAAGCATATGTCGATGCAGGGTTCAAAGCCAACCGGCACAACGCAGCCGCGCTAGCACGTTCGCAACACATTTCAACACGTTTGAAGGAATTGCAGACGAAGGCTGCCGAAAAGGCCGGTGTGACCATCCAGAGCCTCACAGACGAGCTTGACGCGATCAAGAAGGCAGCCGCAGGCGCGGGACAGCATTCGGCAGCCCTTGGGGCGGTAATGGGCAAAGCCAAGCTGCATGGTCTGCTGATTGAGAAGAAGCAACACTCCGGCCCGAATGGCGGCGCGATACCCATTGACCTGACCAACGTATCGGATGAGCAACTTGCAGCACTCAAGGCCATCTTCGGTCCTCTTGCCGGTGGAACCGGCGATGATGATGAGGGCGATCCGAGCGGAGGAAGCGAAGCGTAAGGCGGGAGCCGAGCGTGACCGTGTTGCCAAGGATGCGGAGCGTATCCGAGTGCGCTGCAAAACCCTCGCCGGTTTTGTTCGTGAAGCATGGCATGTGCTGGAGCCGAAAGTACCGCTGGTCTGGGGCTGGCCGTTGGATGCAATGTCGCAGCACCTCGAGGCTGTCACTACAGGGCAGATAACGCGGCTGCTGACCAACTGCCCGCCAGGCTTGATGAAGTCGCTGCTGCACAGCGTGTTCTGGCCAGCATGGGAATGGGGACCGGCTGGCCTTCCACATATGCGCTATCTCGCGTCGTCCTACAGTCAGGATAACGTGATCCGCGACAATTCGAAGATGCGCCGGCTGATCGAAAGCGACTGGTTCCAGGCACTGTGGCCGGACCTGAAGCTCTCCAAGGATCAGAACGCAAAGGGCAAGTTCGAGAATACCGCGACAGGCGGCCGTGAGGGCAGGGTGTTCGCATCCATGACCGGCGGTCGCGGCGATCGGGTGATCATCGACGACCCGCACTCGACGGAAACGGCAGAGAGTGATGTCGAGCGGCGGAACACGATCCGCATATTTCGCGAATCTATATCCGACCGCCTGAACGATCTCGACAAGTCGGCGATCGTGATCATCATGCAGCGGCTCCATTCGGACGATGTGTCCGGCACCATTCAGAAGCTCGGGCTTCCCTATGAGCATCTGTGCCTGCCGATGGAATACGAAGGCTCAACGAAGACGACATCGATCGGCTTTAGCGACCCGCGCCGTTATGACGGGGAACTCCTGCTGCCGGAGCGGTTCAGCCGCCATGCTGTGGACGACCTGAAGATTGTCAAAGGCCCTTATGCCTATGCAGGCCAGTATCAGCAGCGGCCAGTGCCTCGTGATGGCGGCCTGTTCAAGCGGGAATGGTTCGAAGGCAAGATCATTCGGCAGGCACCGGAAGGCACGCGCTGGGTCCGCCATTGGGACTTGGCGGCCACGAAGAAGGTGACGGCGGCCAGAACAGCCGGCGTGAAGCTCGGCAAGACGCCCGACGGCAAGTTCGTGGTCGGGCATGTCGCCAAGACGCAGGACGAAGGCAACGCTGTTCGCCGGCTGATCAAGGCAACGGCCGAGGTCGATGGTAAGAAGGTGGATATCAGTCTTCCGCAAGACCCTGGCCAAGCTGGCAAGGTTCAAGCGCAGGACATGGTTGCCATGCTCGCGGGCTGGAAGGTCAAGGCGCAGCCGGAAACGGGTGACAAGGTCACGCGCGCCGAACCGTTCTCCAGCCAGTGCGAAGCCGGCAACGTCTACATCGTCGAAGGCGAGTGGAATCAAGACTATCTCGACGAGCTGTGCATGTTTCCCGGTGGTTCCTTCAAGGACCAGGTTGATGCCTCGTCGGGAGCTTTCGCCGGTCTCATGACCAAACAACACGTCACGACATCGGAAGAGCTTCGGATATGAGCAATACTGTCGCCACGACGACCGATACTCTCGATGCCGCCGAGCAGAAGCGCGCCTTGCCGCGGACGTTGATGGGTGGCACAGATGCCATGCGCAAGGCTGGCAAGACCTATTTGCCGCAGGAAGCTGCCGAGAGCGAAGCCGCCTACAAGGACCGGTTGGCGCGAACCTTTCTGTTCAACGGCTTCAAGAAGACCGTGAAGGACATGGCCGGCAAGGTGTTCACCAAGCCGGTGCAGATGGGTGATGATGTTCCGGCCAAGCTGAAGACCTATGCCGAGAACATCGATCTGACCGGGCAGGGGCTCAACAACTTCGCCTACGCCGTGTTTGAAGCGGGGATGGTTGACGGGATCTCGTACATCCTCGTCGAGATGCCGCCGGCCAAACCGAATGCGACCCGCAAGGATGATATCGACAGTGGTCGCCGGCCGTATCTGGTTCTAATCGAAGCCTGCGCGTTGATCGGCTTCAAGTCGACCACAATCAACGGCCGCCACGTCCTGACGCAGGTCAGGATCATGGAGACGACAACCGAGAACGATCCGGAAGACGAGTTCAACCAGATCGAAATCCAGCAGGTCCGCGTCTTCGACCGAACCGATGTTGGCGTTCTGTTCCGCGTCTACCGCCTGCTGAAGAAGGAAGGCAAGGAGGAGTGGGGTATCGTCGATGATGGCATGACAAGCCTTGCAGACATCACCCTCGTCCCGTTCTATGCCAACCGAACCGAGTTCATGGTCGGCGAGCCTCCGCTTGAGGATCTGGCTTTCACCAACCAGGCGCACTGGCAGTCGGCCAGCGACCAGCGCAACATCCTGCACGTCGCCCGCGTCCCGATGCTCTTTGCCAAGGGATTCGGCGAGGAAGACAAGCTCGTTGTCGGTGCCAACAGTTTCACTCGCACGACGTCCGAAAACGCGGACATGAAGTATGTCGAGCATACCGGTGCAGCGATCGGCGCTGGCCGTGATGACCTGAAAGACCTTGAGTTCCAGATGCAGACGCTCGGTCTTGAATTGCTGATCCCGAAACCGGGCGGCCAATCGGCCACGGGCGCGGTGATCGACCAGGGCAAGATCAACTCGCCGCTGGCAATGATGGCGGACAATCTCAAGGACGCGCTAGAGCAGGCTTTCGGCTACATGGCCGAATATGACGGGCTCGGCAAGGATGCGGGCGGTTCGATCTCGGTCAATACCGACTTCGGCCTGTCATTGCGCGATGCTGCAGAAATCCAGGCGATCCTTGGCGCTTACAATGCTGGCCTGATCAGCCGTGAGACGGCATGGAAGGAACTGAAGCGGCGCGGCTTCCTGATGGATGATTTCAAGCCGGAAGACGAGATAGAGAAAATCGAACAGGACGGTGAAGCGCTCGGCCTGATCAAGCCTCCGGTGGACAACAATGCCAACAGCGAATGAGGAAGCCCTCGACGCAGCCGTCCGCCACCAGATCGGCTTGCTTCGGTATTCCTCATCGGTGGTGAAGAAGGTTGTCTCGCTACTCAATCGCATCGATGACCGGCTGGTGGCCGAGATCGCCAAGCGCGGTATCGGCGACGAGAGCTTCACCCAGCGGCGGCTCAACCTGCTGCTGGACTCGGTACGTGCGATCATTGCCGAAGCCTATGGCAGGGCAACGACGTCGCTGAATGACGAACTGAAAGACCTGGCGGGCTACGAGCGGGATTTCCAGCTTGGCTTGCTCGGCAAATCGCTGCCGGTGCGCTGGGATTTCATCAAGCCGACCAGTGCGCAGCTCTATGCCGCTGTCACCGCAAGGCCGTTCGAAGGCCGGTTGCTGAAGGACTGGTATTCCGATCTCGAGGCCGGAGCCTATCGCCGGCTGCGCGACACGATCCGCATGGGTTATGTCGAAGGCCGGACGACGGACCAGATCATCAGGGACGTTCGCGGCACCAGGGCGCAGCAATACAAGGATGGTGTGCTGGAGATATCCAGACGCGGTGCTGAGGCGACGGTTCGCACGGCGATCAACCACACCGCCACGGTTGCCCGCAACGAGGTCTACAAGGAGAACGCCAGCGTCATCAAAGGCGTGAGATGGGTTTCAACTTTGGATGCACGCACCAGCGCTGTCTGCCGCGGTCGTGACGGCAAGGTCTATCCGCTCGACAGCGGCCCTCGTCCTCCGGCGCATATCAATTGCCGATCGTCCACGGCGCCGGTGCTGAAGTCGTGGAAGGAAATGGGCATCAACCTGAAGGAAGCCCCGGAAGGCACGCGCGCATCGATGGACGGACAGGTGGCGGCCTCGGTCACCTATCAGGACTGGCTGAAACGGCAGCCGAAAGAGGTGCAGGACGACATCCTCGGGGTGTCTAAGGCACAGCTCTTCCGCAAGGGCGATCTGCCACTCGACAGGTTTGTTGACCGCGCCGGACATGAGTATACATTGGATGAGCTTCGCCAACGTGAGAGCGAAGTGTTCCAGAAGGCCGGCATTTGACGGACAAGCTCCAACGCTTTCGGGTAATTCCTGGCGGACCTGCCGGCGACGGCGAGGCGAAGCCGAAGGCGTATCGTGCAAGGAAGCGCGGCGAGCCGGAAGTCCTGACCTGCAGTGAATGCGAGAAGGACACGGGCGTCGCAACGGCGCTCACCTTTGAAATGAAGCAGGGCCGGATGATCCGCGACGGGCAACCGTTCGGCGGGTCGAAGGTCATCTATTGCGGCCATTGTCTGGCACGCGGCAAGCTGACCAAGCTCATCTGATCTCAAGGAACACCGTTGATTAATGTCGCCTGTGTGCTGCGCTCGGGCGGCACCTACACGTCCGAGCACGTCGCAAGGCTCAGAGACGGTGTGCGGGCGAACCTCGGCGATCATCGCTTCCTCTGCCTGTCGGATGTCGACGTGCCTTGTGAGCGCGTCCCATTGATCGAGCTTTGGCCCGGTTGGTGGAGCAAATTGAATTTGTTTTCACCGCAAATCGCGGGCGACATGCTCTATTTTGACCTCGACACCATCATCACAGGCGACCTGTCCGACATGGCCGCCATCAACCGCCTGACCATCATGCGGGACGTCTATCGGCCCGACGGGCTGCAGTCGTCGGTGATGTTCATCCCGCAAGCCGATAAGCGGCAGGTCTGGGAGACGTTCACAGAAGCGCCGGACGAATACATGGCGCAATACTCGTCCGGAGGCGACCAAGCGTTCCTTGAGCCGCTATGGGGCGGTGGCAAGGCTGCCATTTGGCAGGATGCTCTTCCGGGGCAACTCGCCTCATTCAAAGCAGATCACATCGCAGAGCACGGCATCCCGACGAATTGCCGTGCGGTCATCTTCCACGGTCGGCCTCGGCCTTGGGAAGTTAATTGGCTTGAACCTCTTCAAGGAAGGCAGAACTTATGTCCAAGGGTAATACATTCGAGAACGATCTGCTGAAGCTGATCTTCAACGCAACAGCCATCGCCAACATCGCAGACAATGCCGCGTCTTCGCCGCTGACCAACCTCTACGTGGCGTTGCACACGGCAGATCCTGGTGAAGCCGGTAGCCAGACCACCAGCGAATGCGCCTATACCTCCTATGCCCGCGTCGCCGTGGCGCGCACCTCGGGCGGCTTCACGGTCACGGGCAACTCGGTTTCGCCGGCCGCGAGCATCGACTTCCCGGCCGCAACTGGCGGATCCGAAACCGCGACGTACTTTTCGATTGGTACGGACGTCTCGGGCGCTGGCAAGATCCTCTATTCCGGTGCGATCTCACCAACCATCTCGATCTCTTCGGGCGTCACGCCGCGCCTGACCACCGCTTCTACCGTCACTGAAGACTAAGCGGAGGCGCATGACTTAGAGAGGGGAGGTCTTAGATGTCGTATATTTGGGACCACTCCACTAAGGTTTATTCCGGAACAGAGAACAGCGATTCCGCCCTAACCCTCGGAATGACTTTCCAGACCGTTGAGTCTGTAGAGATCACGCATATCTCGTTCTGGAAGACCTCCAATGATACGGACACCGCTCGTACGATCGGTATCTATAACGATGCTGGAACCCTGATCGGTACTGGCTCTTCGTCGGGTGAGCCGACAGGGACTGCGCAGTGGCTTGATATAGCGCTGGACACACCGCTCACAACGACTGCGTCAGCCTGGTACACCGCCGCCGTGTTCCATCCCGGTGCCTATTATCCGGCGACAAGTTCCTATTTCAACGTCGGCTACTTCAGCGCTGATGGTAAAGTCTACGCGGCTTCCAGTGAGGAAGCCTCAGCGGCGACCGCTGTCGACGGGAGTGGTTCGTTCCACTACGGCGGATCCATCGGATACCCTGACGGCACGTTCAACGCCGCTGACTACTGGATCGATGTAAAATATTCGACTTCGGGTGGTGGTGTTGTCGAAGGCGCAGGCTCGGCCGCCGGTTCCGCTATTGCAGCAGCCTCAGGAAAGGCGATCAAGAGCGCTGTCGGTAGCGTGGATGGTGTAGGCTCCGCTGCCGCTACCGGTCGTCCTAGAGCCGCTACGACGGGTTCAGCCGCTGGATCATCTCAAGCAAGCGCAGTCGGCGCCAAGCGGGTTGCCGTTGCCGCAAGCGCGGCCGGTCACTCGACGGCGCAGGCAACCGGATTCACTTCCGGCATCGTCTCGGCGGTTGGGACTGCGGCCGGAACGTCAACAGCCCATGGCACCTTCGTCTTACAATCCGTAGCCGAGAGAACACTGTCGGTCTCCGGCGAGCAGCGCGGGCTTCTGGTCCCCTCTGAGGATCGAACGCTCCAACTGATAGGTGAATGACAATGCTGCAATGGCCGGATAAGGACGGAGACGAGAAGCTCGATTACTCCTTCGATTGGACCGATCGCCTCGGTACGGACACCATCGACAATTCCACGTGGGAGATCTCGGGGGATGACTCGGTGCTCGTGGTTTCCGGATCTCCGGCCCCGTCGTTCTCGACGACCGCGACCATCCTCTGGCTGACCGGCGGCACCAACCGGCTGACCTACACGATCACCAATACCGTCACCACGGCAGGCGGGCGCATCATGCAACAGAGCGCGAAGCTTAGGATCAAGTCCAAATGAGCATCAATATCCCCGCCGGCTACCGGCTGGAGCGCGGCCTCCTATGGCCGGCAGACGACCGGGACTGTGCGGCCGTCGTCTTCGACACCGTGCCGGACATGGACCATGCGCTGAAACACTGCCGGAAATTCGATCTGGTCGTGCAGGCCGGCGGCAACATGGGCGTATGGGCCCTGTCGCTGGCTGAGAAGTTCACGCGGGTGATCACCTTCGAGCCGGACCCGATCAATTTCCGGGCGCTGGTCCATAACACCTCGACAGCGGAGAACATCCTGTCGCTGCCGTGTGCCTTGGGATCGAAAGGCGGAACGTGGTGCGATCTGGAGCGCGAGGCGGGCAATGCCGGCGCCCATCAGGTTACGATGGGGGATATCGCGCCGATCGTCACGCTCGACAGCCTGAACCTGCCGGCGCTGGATCTGCTCTATCTCGACATCGAAGGCTTCGAGATGATGGCGATCATCGGCGGGCTCGAGACCATCGTGAAGTTCAAGCCGGTGATTGCGATCGAGGACAAGGGCCTGTCGGAGCGCTACGGCTACAAGCAGGGGCAGGCCGAGAAGTTCCTAGCCTCCCATGGCTACGAGGTCGTAGCGCGGCCACACCGCGACGTGGTGATGGCATGCCCGTAAAGACGTGCCTCGTCCTCGGCGGCGCTTCCTGCGTCTGGGATGATCTGGAGCAAGCGAAGGAGTTCGGTCCATTTGACGCGACCATCGCCATTAACGACATGCTGGCGCATTACCAGGGCCAGATTGATTTCGCTGTCTCGCTTCATCCCGAGAAATATGCCGAGTGGATGGCAGGGCGGGATGCCAAAGGCTACCAGCGCCCGAAAGTGTTTGTAGCGCATTCGAACAACACCGAGCAGGGCAGGCAGAAGGCTTTCCCGCTCGATATCGTCATGGACTATCGTTGGCCGGGGATGTCGGCATCCGGATCGTCCGGGCTCTTCGCGGTCAAGGTGGCGGTTGAACAAGGCTTTGACCGGATTATCCTTTGCGGCGTGCCGATGGACGGCAAGCAATCGCATTTCTTCGACAAGACCCCGTGGAGCGAGGTCCATTCGTTCACGGAAGCATGGTCGATCGCTCACGAGTTCATCCGGAACGTCACCCGATCGATGAGCGGCAATACCAAGGAATGGCTAGGCTATCCCTCCAAGGATTGGCTCAAGTCGTAACCCCGACAACTCCAACCCGACCCGAACCGCCCCGGTGTGAAGCCGAGGCGGTTTTTCATGGGGCGCGATGCCCCTTCAACCAGCGAGAGGCTGATCACATGGCTTTGAAATTCGCAGTCGATTCCCTTGACGACGTATCCGAGGCGCACCGCGATCTCTACACCGAGAAGGATGGCAAGTTCGTCCTGTCGGTCGACGGGCTCGAAGACAATTCCGGCCTGAAGAAGGCGCTGGAGACCGAGCGTGAGACCCGCAAGAAATACGAAAAGCAGATCAAGTCATGGGAGCGCACCGGCAAGACGCCGGATGAAATCGCTGAGCTGCTCGCCAGCGCCGAAGAGGCGGAACGGCAGAAGCACGAAAAGGAAGGCAACTTCGACGCCCTCCTGAAGCAGCATCAGGGCAAATGGGACAAGGAACGGTCTGACCTGGCGGCAGAGCTTGAGGCGGCGAAGGCATCCGAACGCGGCGCCATCGTCAACACCTCGCTGATGGCCGCCCTGACCAAGGCCGGCGCGACGGAAGAGGGTATCGACCTTCTGCCCGATCGACTGTCCAGCCGCATCAAATTCGATCGCGATGGCGACAAGCGCGTCATCAACATCGTGGCCGCCGACGGTGTGACACCGCTCGCTGGCTCATCCAAGGACGGCACGGCAACCTTTGACGACCTCGTCAAGGAAGCCGTCGACAAATACCCGTCGCTCTTCAAGGGCAGCGGGGCAGGGGGCAGCGGGAAGCAGCCCGACAGCAAGGCCGGGAGATCCGGTATCACCAAACGCTCTGACCTCAAGACATCGAAGGATCGCGCAGCGTTCATCGATGAGCACGGCCTCGAGGCTTATCAGAAGCTTCCGGTCTGATCAGAGCGGAAATCGCAACCCGGTTTGACTGAAAGGATCTCACAATGGCAACCGGCAAAGCATCCGATTTCAAGGTCTATCAGGAATACCTGCAGACCCGCATGACCGAAATCCTCACCCAGAACGGCGACGCATTCAACGCCGCTTCGAATGGCGCAATCGTCATGACGACGGCGTCCAAGCGCGGCGACTACGAATACGAAGCCTTCTTCAAGTCGATCTCCGGTCTCGCATCGCGCCGTGACACGACTTCGGTGTCTAGCGCAACCGACCTCGCCCTCACCCAGGACGAGTTCATTCGCGTCAAGCTGAACCGCAAGATCGGCCCAGTTGCGAACACCCGCGACTCGTTCCGCAAGATCATGGCCCGTTACAGCCAGACCGAGTTCACCGATATCATTGCTGAGCAGGCATCCAACGCCCAGCAGCTTGATATGCTGAACTCCGTCCTGCGTGCCGGCCGTGCTGCCCTCGCCAACCAGTCGAGCGTCCTCTACGACGGCACGGCTGGCACCATGTCGACGGCAACCCTCGTCAACGGCCTCGCCAAGTTCGGCGATGCTGCTGACAAGGTCGTCTGCTGGGTCATGCACTCGAAGGCCTACTTCGACCTCGTCCAGTCGCAGATCACGGCGAACATCGACGGCATCTCCAACTTCAACGTCCAGACCGGCACCCCGGTCACGCTGAACCGCCCCGTTGTTCTCTCTGACTCTGCGGCGCTCATCGCGGGTTCGCCGAGCCAGTACTACACCCTCGGTCTGACTGCTGGCGCGCTGCTGGCGGAAAGCTCCGAACAGGATGACATCGTCATCGACGAAGTCACAGGCAATGAAAACCTGATCGTCCGCATTCAGGGTGAATACGCCTTCAATGCCGGCGTGAAGGGCTTCAAGTGGGACGTCGCCAACGGCGGCGCCAACCCGAACGATACCGCGCTTGCGACCGGTTCCAACTGGGACACGGCCGTCACGTCCTACAAGGACTTTGCGGGCGTCGTCATCTCGACTGACTAATTGAGCGAGTGACGGGGTCAGCAATGGCCCCGTCATCATCTTATCAAGCCAAGGGACTGACGATGTCTGAAAAGCCGATTGCCTATGAGCCGCATCCGGTATCGCCGGAGCGCAAGGCCGAACTCGTCGCCGCTGGTTTCAGGATCATCGATGCGGTGTATGCGCCGAAGGGGATTGTGAGCGGATCCAAGCCCGTTGCGCTATCCGATGACGAACTGCGCGCGGCAATCAAGGAAGCGACGGGCAGAGCCCCGCATCCGCAGACCAGCCGCTTCAAACTGCAGACCCAATACAACGCCCTGACCGCGGAGTAAGACCAATGGCCCTTGATGCGACGGTAGGCGGTGCGAACGCCGACAGCTACGCCACGCTGGCCGAGTTCAAGGCGTATGCCGACTCCATCGGCTTCGTGAACAGCTATTCGGACGATGATGTCGAGACCGCCATGCGCAAGGCGACCCAGTATCTTGATCGCGCCTATCGCGGCAAGTGGAAGGGTTTTCGCTCCGATCGGGATCAAGCCCTCGCATGGCCGCGGACATCCAGCCAGGACTTGCCGGTCAACTTCCTGACGCCTTCGTTCACAACCGGCGTCATCGACGAGGACGGTTATGAAATCCCGTCCAACATCGTCCCGAAGCAGGTCAAGGAAGCCGAATACGAGGCAACCATTCTCAGCCTCGGTGGCTCAGACCTGCTGCCAACCTATCCGCGCGGCAATGCCATCAAGCGTAAGAGGGTCAAGGCTGGTCCGGCAGAAGTCGAAACCGAATACATGGAAAGTGCGTCGACCCGCGACCGCTATCTGACCATCGAGGGGCTGCTCTACGGTCTCACCAATAGCCAGCCAGGCGCGACGTCGGGCTCCGGCACGCTGATCAGGGCATGAACGAGAAGCTGGAGAACGTCTGATGGCCATCTCTCTTGTGGAAAAGCGCCGGGAAATCGACCACGAAGTCATCGATATCCTTGAGGACGCGCTCGCCCTTGCTCGTGAGGGCAAGATACGCGATCTCGTCATCGGCTACACGGACGATGAGCAAGGGTTTTTCACCCGCTGCACCTATGAGCGCTTCATCGCGGCGCTCGGTCTTGCGGAAATGCTCAAGATCGATGTGGCGAATACGGCCGATCAAGGGACGGAAGGCTAATGAGCACGACGGTTGCCGCCATTGCAGCAGAAGCCTTTACAGCGGTCGCTGAGGAGCTTCCGGACGTCATCAAGTCCTGCACCATTACCCGCACCGTGCAGGGAGCCTACGACGCCACCACGGGCGCTTATAGCGTCACGACCACCACCTACACCGGGCGCGCGCTGATCGCGACTGGCGGCACGGTGGAGGGCGGTGTTGCGAGCACCATCAAGGATATGTTCCCGAACTATGTCGCGGGTCCGGCTGACGTGGTGATCTTTATCGAAGGGCTTTCGACCGCCCCGAAGGAAAATGACACGGTCACGATCGGCGGGGTTGCCAGAACCATCAAGGCAGCGGGCGATATCGTCGGCGCCGGCTCTTTCTATGTGGTGATCGCGGTATGACCAACATTGTCGCCGTAGCCTCTGATCGCAGCCATGTGCTCACCGAGGAGGCGACCAGTTGGACGTGGTCCAGATGCTCGACGCTCAAGGTGACGAGACGGACGACCCTGACGAGGCGATGGTCGTGATTGTCCGGGTGCCGAATGGCAGGTTTGGTGTGGTCGATCTCAGCTATTTCACCGAGAAGGCGGCGGTTCACTGATGGCCCAGAATGCCTTCGACTTCGCTCTCAGCCTTGAAAAGCTCGCGGAAGAGCTGACGGACGACCTGATGCAGCAAGTGACCCAGAAGCTCGCCATACAGGCGCTCTCTGGCGTGGTCTTGAAGTCACCGGTCGACACCGGTCGCTTCCGCGGCAACTGGAATGTCTCGATCGATACCGCTGATCGATCGGTCTCCGATGCAACCGACAAGGAAGGCTCGGCCACCATCACCAAGGGAACCGGCATCATCTCCGCGGTCCCGCCATATCGCACGGTCTGGCTGTCCAATTCATTACAGTACGCGGCTCGCCTTGAAACGGGCTGGTCGAAGCAGGCGCCGGCCGGGATGGTTGCGCTCACGCTTGCCGAACTCGAAAGCCAACTGAGATGAGCCTGGAAACCGAACGCGCCGCGCTGGAAGGCCGGTTCAAGACGGCGTGGGATTCCACCCACCCGACAATGAAGGTTGGCTACGATGGCCACACCTTCGAATTTGTCCGCAACACCACGTCGATCCGCCTCAAGATCGCCGATGGGGAAGCACAGCAGATCAGCTTTGGCGATCCCGGCAACAACCTGGTGCGCAACGTCGGCATTCTTCTTGTCCAGATCGCAACACCCGGCGGGGCAGGGACGGCTGGCATCCGCGCCCTCGAAGACGAGGTCATGGACCTTTACCGCAACCAGACATTCGGCGGCGTTCGCTGCCGCATTCCATACCCGATGGGCCGGGACGAGGAACCGCCATTCCTTGTTTCAACCATCTGCATCCCCTTCGAACGCGACGAGCATAACGGCTAGCAGCACTGCCCGGTTGACGGGCTTTTCTTTGGTGAAAGGAACCCATCATGAGCATTGCAGATACCTCAGGCACCCGCCTTGCCTACGTCGCGGAATCGACGGAAGGCACGACTCCCGCCTCTCCGACCTTCCAGAACCTCCGCTTTACCGGTGAATCCATCGTCGGTGAAAAGCAGACGGTCACCTCCAACGAAATCCGTCCCGACGGCAACGTCCCCGACGTCACCAAGGTCGGGCAGATGGTCTCCGGTGGCTTCGACTTCGAACTCACCTATGCGACTTTCGACAGCCTCTTGGAAAGCGCGCTGCTCGGCACCTGGGCGTCCGACGTCCTGAAGAACGGCCGTGATCGTCACGCCTTCACCCTTGAGAAGACCTTCGAGACCGGCGCGACTGATGTCTACCGGCGCTATAAGGGATGCCTGATCAACACCACGACGCTGAACTTCCAGGCCAAGCAGATCGTCACCGGCAACATGACGCTGATGGGCCGGGATTTCTCGGCTGGTGCGGCTGCTCTCTCCGGGGCGACCTATACCGCGGGCAACACCAAGGCGGTGATGAACTGCTCGTCGGACTTCGCGTCCCTTGCGATCGGGGGTGTCTCCCCGGCGCTGCAGATCCGCTCGATCCGCCTCAACCTCAACAACAACCTGCGAGCACAAGACAAGATCGGCTCCTCGGCTCTGGCTGGCGTCGGTCTTGGCCAGCATGTCGTCACCGGCTCGATCGAGGCGTATCTCGAGAACAAGGCCGTGCTCGATCTGCTCGACAATCACACGGCCTCGTCGCTGTTGTTCACGGTCGGCTCGGTCTCGGGTGAGAAGTACACGATCAGCCTGCCGAAGCTCTATATGACCTCCGGCGATGCGGCGACACCGGGCAACAACCAGGACGTCATGGTCAATATGGACTTCCAGGCCGTGATCGACACGAGCGGCAGCCCTGCCAACAACTGCTCGATCAAGATCACCCGCGCGGTATCCTGATGGCAGTCGTCCGCATCATCCCAACCCATGACTTCGACGGCTATCCGGACGGGCTGAAAAAGCAATCGTTCGCGGCAGGCGTCGAAGCCTCCGTCCCCGATCACTACGCCAAACTGCTGGTCGCCAAGAATGCGGCGATCATGGCCAAGAAGACCTCTCCCGACAGCGAATAGCGTGCACGCTAGGCCGTGGCGGGTGTCGGGCTCGTCACGGCCACCCTTTCCCGACAATGAAGGACATCCCCGATGAAAATTGATGGTTTCATACCAGCAGACAAGACGATCGCGCTCGAAGAGGGCGTGACCTTCCACTATGCCACGCCGTATGGCGATGTGACGGTGATCTCCAAGATTGCCGGCGACGACAACGAAGAGTTCACGCAGGCCTTCGTCAAGCTCTCCCAGCGGCATCAGCGCGAGGCCAAGCTCGGGCAGGTGGATCCGGCCAAGCAGTTTGCCGACATCATCCGGCTCTACGCCACGACCGTTGTCCTGAAGTGGTCGACCACGGCGAAGTCGGACGGCAGGCCGATCGATCCGACCACTGACAATTTCGTGGCGATGATGGAAACCACCGCCTTCCGGCGCGTTTTTGCCCTGTTCCAGGAGGATTGCAGCGACCTCTCCAACTTCCGCAAGGTGCAGGAAGAGGCGGCCGCAAAAAACTAATCGACGCCCTGCTCTGGAACCTGGAGTGGGGCGAACAGCTTGAATTCCTAGAGGACATCGAGCGAGACACCGGCAAACGTCCATCAGCACTGGATAGGCGGGTAACACCAGATCCCGGCAATGTTCTCTTCTGGAAGGCGTTCCAGATCCTTTCCAGGGCTCGCCGATCATCGTTCGGCGGTCTCTCCGATATCGTCCTCGCGGACATTCTCGCCTATGCCGATCTGATCGGCCTCAAGGACTACGATCTGCGGTCCCAGCTCTGCCGGATCATCATCGACATGGACGCGGCCTTCCTCGAATGGTTCCGCGCCCGCAAACCCAAACCGAAACCAAAGGTCTGAAGCCATGGATAGAGGCGTATCGCTCTATATCGATCCGTCGGGCGCGCAGACCGGCGGTCGCGTGGTCAAGCGCGAGTTCCAAGAGATTGGACAGGCTGCGGTTACGGCCCAGCAGCGCATCGACCAGATGGCACAGGTGACGCGCCAGGCGGCGAAGTCGGCGCAGGATTCATTTCAGGTGATGGCGCAGGCGCAAGACGCCATGCGCGCTAAGTTCAATCCGACGTTTGCGGTTCTCCAGCGCTACAAGCAGACGCAGGATGAAATTCGCCAGGCGCATAGGCTGGGTGCGCTATCGGTCAATGAGATGTCGGCGGCGCTGTCCCGCGAGCGGCAAGCGTCATTGTCGGCCATTGCTGCGATCAAAGGCCACACCACTGCATTCGCGTCGAATACTGCGGCAATCCATGCGAACAACGCTGCTGCCCGCATGGCAGCATTTCAACGCACAAACCTGATCTTCCAACTGAATGACATCGGCGTTTCGCTCGCCTCCGGCATGAACCCGCTGATGGTTGCCGTCCAGCAGGGCAGCCAGATCAGCCAGATCTACGGCGGCCAGGGCGGCGTTGTCACAGCACTGCGCGAGACCGCGAACATGGCGGGTAATGCGGCGATGCGCTTCGGCAAATGGGGCGCGCTGCTCGCACCGATCGCCATCGGCCTTGCCAGCGTCAGGGAACAGGCAAGCATCGCACTGCGCGACACTGTCTCGTGGGGCGAGGTCATGGCCGCGACATTCCAAGTGATCCGCGACGGCCTGCAGTCCACCTTCGGGCCGGCCGTTTCGACCCTGCTCGATCCGCTGTTCTACGCCTTCGACAAGCTCTCGTCGGCCGCCGTCGATATTGCCGAACTGGTGATCAATTCTTTCCGGGCGGCTGGCGCGGATATCGCCTTCGTGTGGGATCAACTTCCGAACGTCATTGGCGCGGCCTTTGTCGGCGCGGTTAACGCTGCGATCAAAGAGCTCAACAGCCTTGTGAAGGCCTCATCTGATGCGGTCGATTCCATCATCGCGGCATTCAACAAGATCCCCGGCGTCAACGTTCCGTCGATAAACGCCTCCAGCCAGGCAATCGCACCGCGCGAAAATCCCTATGCCGACGCGCTTGCCAAGGCTGCAGATCAGCGCAACAGCAGCATTAATGACATCATGTCGAGCACGCCGATTCGCGACCTCGGCAGCGCCATCGTGGATCGGGTAGGCACGAACCGTGCCCGTGATCGCCTGTCGGACCTTGCGAATATGGATTTTTCGAAGTCCATCCAAGGCGCCAGCTCGCTCGGCACCGCCGTCGGAAGCGTTGCCACAGCAGGCAAGCAGGCATCCGGCACTGTCATCGATGTCAACCAGCAACTGAACGATTCCCGCCGGCAGACGCTTGCCACCTTCGAGCAGTCCGGTAGCCAGTTGCGCTCCATGAAAACGGAACTCAAGGACATTCAGGCAACACTTGCGGCAGCGGCACAGACGCCCGTTTCCGACGTCTTCGGCGCCGGCGTCGGCAAGGAAGCCTCCGGCGCGATCGAAGCCGCTGCTACGTCGATCCAGAAGGTGTTTGCGGCCCTCGACAACGGCTCTATCACCGCCCAGACGGCGCATGAGAGCCTGGAACTGATCCGCGGCAGCCTTCAGCAGATCGGCGGCGACAGCAAGTCCATCGATGCCTTCGTCAATGCGCTGATCAACGGCAACTTCCGGGTCCGCGATCTGGAATCGTCGATAAAGTCGCTGTCCCAGTCGATCATGAACATCCCGAACCGCACGATCGCGATCGGCATCCAGCAATACACGGTCCCGTCGTCTGGCGGTGGAACCAAGGGCGTCAACGTCTATGGCGGCAACGCTGACTTCTCGTATCAGGCCTATGACGTGGGCGGCGGCAAGACCGTCGGTGTGTCGGGCGGCAATGGCTCCTACGGTCTTCAGACGGGCCTTGTCAGCGCGGCCGACACCCAGGCGATGTACGAAACGCTTGGCTATGGTGGCGCTCGCGCGGCAGGTGGCCCGACGGATGCCGGCAAGACCTACCTCGTCGGTGAAAAGGGCCCGGAACTGCTCACCATGGCTGGGGCCGGTAACGTCACCAACTCCAACAGCACGGCATCGATCCTCTCGGGCGGCCGGGACACGCTGTCGCTGATCGAGGATCATCTCTACGGCGTAGTGCAGGAGCTGCGCATCCACACCAACTACTTCGAGACCTTCGAGAGTGATTTCACGGAGATGGTTGCCTGCCTCAAGGCGGTCGAATCCGGGATCGACTCGGTGGTCTCGGCGGCGCGCTCGTCGGCCAGCAGTTCCGTCTCGTCCGGTTCTTCGTCAGGCTCCTCCAAGAGCGGCAGCTATTCGTCGTCGGGATCGAGCTCGAACGCGGCGGTCGTTGACTACAACTCGGTCTATGCCGATTTGAACATCACCAACCGAAACGGTACGGGTGCCATCGGCTACCCTGTCTACAACATCACCCCCGGCATAACGGGTGGTCAGCACAACCCCGGCTTTGCTACGGGTGGCCAGATCATGCCCGGTGAAGACCAGCGCGTCGAGTTCTTCAAGAAGAACAGCGAGCGGGTGATCATCGTGGATGACAAAAAGGTGTCGGATGGGCGGGGCGGCGAGACTGCCAAGTCTGAAAGGCCGATCAGCCTGACGCTTCACTTCAACGGCGGCGACATGTCGGACAAGCGGTCGCAGCAGGCCATGGCCGATCAGTTCCGCCGTGCCGTCCAACAGGCAATGAGATAGCTAAATGGTCGATCATTCCAGCGCCATCCTCTCCGACAAGTTGGCGGTCGGCTATACCTCCGGGCCGGAGTTCCTGACGGCCATCACGACGGTATCGAGTGGGTATGAACGTCGGAACGCCCGCAGGGCCAATCCCCGCTGGCGCTTCGACTTCTCCATCGCCGAACTGGACGATGACCAGATCAGGCAGATGCTGGATTTCTACATGGGAAGGCGCGGCCCGCTCTATTCCTGGCTGCTCAAGGACCCTTGGAACTACCAGCTTATTGATGAAACGATCCTGACGGCGGCCGGCGGCGAGACCACGGCACAGATCATCAAGCGCTATGACGTCGGCGGCAATCCGTATTCGCGGACCATCCGCTACATCGCCTCTGGCACGCTCAAGGTCTATGTCGATGGCTCCGAGGATACCGGTGCCACGCAGACCAACGGCCTGATCACATTGTCTTCGGCACTTTCGGCCGGGGAGATCGTGACAGTTGGGTCCGACGCGACACCGACGGAGTATTACTTCCCCGTCCGCTTCCGGAACGATTTCGCCGGCCTGCAAATGTCGTCCCAATCCGCCAATTACGGCTCCATCCAGAGCTTTGACGCGCAAGAGGTGCTGGAATGAGGTCTGCGTCTGCGGCGCTGAAGAATGCCGCTGCATCGACGGTGACGACGCTCGGCTGGCTATGCCGTGTCACGACCATCGACGGGCAAGACGTCTACCTCAACAATTTCGGCAAAAACGTCACGGTTGACGGGACTCTCTATCTCGGCAAGCCGGGGTTCGACATCGGCAATATCCGGGTGACGGACGGCCGCGATCCGCCTTCCGTGGAATTGGTCCTGCCGATCGACGACGGCACGCCGATCCTCTTCAACTCGGCAGCACGGCGCAAGCTCGATCAGGCGCGCATCCGCCTCTACGTCATCGACCACGCCTCGCTTGAGAATATCGAGATCGGCTTCCAGTGGTATGTCGGGCAGGTGATCGCGCAGGACAGCCGCAAGGCGACGCTGGACGTTCGGGCCGCAGAGCGTGCGCAGCGCGAGCTGATGCTCAAGGTCTACAAGCCCGGTTGCCAGTGGAACCTTGGCGAAACCGGCTGTGGCGTCAACGTCGCCGGCTCATGGCAGGATAGCGTTGCCGTTGCCTCCTATACCGACGCGTTCACCTTCACGATCTCAGGGGCACGGCCGGCAGCAACGGACGACTTCTTTGCCAATGGCGCCATCAAATTCACCTCCGGCGAGAATGCGGGCTTTTCCTACGCTGTCCGACGCTGGATCGACGCAACGAACACAGTGAAGCTCTGGGAGCCTCTACGGGCCCCTGTGGCGGCATCTGACACGGCTTTGATCCATGCCGGCTGCGACAAGTCAACGGGCACGGGTGGTTGCGGCCGGTTCGCCAATACCGCACGGCGCTTCGCTTTCGATGATCTCCCGACGGGCGATCTGACATTCAACGTGGTGACTGTCGTGCCGAAGGAAGAGGAGACGTCTGGCTCTTCTGGTGGTGGTGATTACGTGCCTAGTGGCAGCAGCGGCGGTGGGTTTTTCTGATGGCATTTGGCGGTTTCACCAAGAATCAGGATTACGGCCGCACCTTCACATGGCCGACTGATACCACCGAGCCTGTCGTCACGACGACCACGACGAGCACCGAAACGATTGGCCTGCCATCGCCGCTTGGCGACAAGATCCCGCAGGGTATAGGCACGTTCCCGGTCAATGCGCAGCTCATCATCGATCCCGATCTGCTGGGCAGCGTCACGCAGACCGAGACGGCCACAAGGGTCAACCTTGTGCTGGGCTTCTGTGAGACGACGCTCGGCGGCACCGTCCAACTGATCAACCTCAAGGCCAACGACGCGTATATCTATCGCAACGAGGCGCCGACCCGTCCGTTTCCGGGTGTCATCCGCTTCTACGGCGGTGACCAGGCGGCCCTTGATCCGCTGCTCAGCGCCCATCTCACCAATCCGACCTATTGGCCAAGGCTCTCCTATGCGGTGCTCGAAGGCTTCGACATCGCGCCGTATGACAACCAGCTTCCTTCCTTCCAGGCGGAACTGGCGACCGTCGCCACGGTTAGCACGCTATCATCGGAAGAGGTCACCATCACGTTTGGTCCGACCTATGACGGCGGCGGGGATATCAGCAACGCCGTCGACAAGGTGCGTGGGCATTATTATCAGGCGGATTTCCGTGATGCGACCGGCGACGTCTATGTCCTGACCTTCGACATCGCGACCAATGCCGAGATCTGCCGTGCCAAGCTGATCCATTCGACGACCATCAGCTATACCGGCTATTGGGTGTCGCTGGACGGTTCGGATTACATGGTCGGAGCCCTGCGGGAGACAGATCTGGGCTTCTGGCAGATGGCCCTGATCAACACCGTGACGGGGCAGGTCGTAACCCTTCTCGCCAACCTGTCGGAGTCAGGGACGACCTTCGAGCCCTATCCGATGGCGGCGCAACGGATCGCGAGCGACGCGGCGACGAAATACATCGTCTATTCCGACGCGCTCGGCACGACATCGAACGGCTACAGCAGGATGATGGTGACGGTGGCGGATATCACCGCCGGCACGCTCACCAACATCGCGCACCAGTTTTCCAACCGGGTTGCTGCGGCAGGCTCTGGTGAAACGTCCTCTCTCGCTGTTGGTCCCGTGGTCGGTGGCCAGGCCCTGATATTCTTTACCGTCTTTGACGTGGGCGGCGGCGAGGACAACGTCGTCTGGAAAGCGGTATTTTCTCAGGCTGGCCTTGTTTCAGCATCAACCGTCTTCACCGGCACCAACTGTCGAGGCGTGGCCTATGATTTCTCGGACGGCAGGATCGTCGTCTATGAGGCCGATGGCAGCCTGACGAAGGTCGATGCATCAGGCACGGAGATCTACTCGGTTGCCTCTGGCCTCACCGGTCTTAACCTCAATTATCTCCTCTACGAGACCGGCGGCTTGTTTCAGTACAAGACCCGTCAGGGGTTTGCCGCCGCTCGCAACGGCGAGGACGATTTCTACCTGATCGACCTGTCGAACGGGTCGACGACCAAGGTGCTGGACGGCGACGCCTATGATCAGGCGTCCGGTTACGACTATTACGATCAGACGAAGGGTTATTTCGTCACATGGTTTGCGACCATCGATCCGGGCGTCACCCGCTGGACGCTGCCCCAAGCGACGATCCCGACGTCCGATCTGCAGAACATCTACACCAAGCTTGCGGAGTATCGCGGCAAGTTCTCGTCGGGCGATCTGGAATTCGACGGCTTCACCGGGGGAGAATGCTACGGCGTCGTCTATTCCTCGGACACCACGCTGGATAATGCGGAGCAGGACGCCAACAACATCTTTGACGTGAAGATCGTCCCGTCCGACGGCAAGCGCAAATATGTAAAGGCAAAGCGCGACGGCTCGTTTTCTCTGGACGATACGATCGATGCCGACGCCATCGTCGAGCAGGCGGATTTCAACATCCAGAAGACGATGGACTCCGATGAGCAGTCGCTGGTCGGGGCGCGCATCTCCTACATCGACAAGAACGCCAATTTCGAGCGGACTGATCAGGAGTACCGGCGGCCGGTCGGGATTTACTCGGTCACGCGCTCGGATCGTGTCGAAGACGTATCGACCAATTTCGTGCTGTCGTCAGATCAGGCGATGCAGGCAATCACGACGAAGGTCTACCGCTCGAACTTCGGTCTGGATGTCTATTCGTTCACGCTGGCACCGGAAAAGTTCTATCTCGAGCCGGCCGACATCGTGCAGTTCGACTTCGAAGGCTTCACCATTGTCGGCCAGATCAACGAGGCCAATCTTTCCGGTGAGTTGTTCAGCCAGGAACTGACCGTCACGCAATATGTGCAGGCGATCGATGCGACCTTTACCGGGATCGATATCAACCTGCCGGCACTGACGGATCCGTCGCGACTGACACGGTTCCTGTATCTCGATGCGCCGCTGCTGAGCCTTGGCGATGATCTTGGCGGGGCTGCGGTTCGCCAGTATGCGATGATGTCCGGTTACGGCTACACCGCGTTTCAGGGAGCCACGCTTTACCGCTCGTTCGATGGCCAGACTTACGGGGTGGTGACCTCACGCTATGGTGTGACGCCCGTCGTTGGCGTCCTGAAGTCCGTAACGGGATCGCCTGACGCCACCGTCGAAGCCATCGACGCAACGACCGTGATCGAGGCAGCGATCCTGTCGGGCGATACGGACGATCTGGCGACGATCACCGAGGCCGAAATGCTGGCCGGCGGCAATAAGGCGCTGGTAGGCAGGGCTGGACGGTGGGCCATCATCTACTTCCAGACCGTGTCCGTCACTGACAAGACCGCCACGATTTCCGACATTATCTGGTCCTCACCGTTCTACCAGACGTTCTTGGATTCGCTTGCAGCGGGTGACTATTTCGTTCTGCTTCAGACCGGCCATCATGTCCGGTTCTCGGGCGAGGTGACAAAGCTCGGCGATGATATCTTCTACAAGGCCGCGACGGACGCATTCCCAATCACCTCGGTACCGACGGAATCTCAGACCCTCGTCGGTCGGGCTGAAATGCCATTCCCGCCCTTGCACCTGAATGCCGTCGTCGATGGCTCGGATATCGATCTGTCTTGGGACTGGCGTTCCCGCCTGTATGCCGGCTCCATTCTGCCGGGATCGGATAACAGCCCACTCGGTGAAGCGACGCTGGCGTTCGAGATCGACATCATGGACGGTTCGACGGTCAAGCGCACGCTCTCGGCCACGACCAACAGCAAGACCTATCTCGCTGCGGATATCACGACAGACTTCGGCTCGATGCCGTCGACCCTCACGTTCCGTGTCTACCAGATCAGTGCTCTCGTCGGGCGTGGATATGTTGCCGAAAAGACCGTCAGCTTCGCAACGGATTCGGGCGCTGGATCGGCGTCTGGCGTGGGCACAGCATCGGCTGTTGGTGCAAGCACCTTTGCCGCCGTTGGCTCCGCAGCAGGGACGTCGACAGCGAGTGCTGTCTACGATCCTCCAGGCGCAGCGGTTGGGTCTGCCGCAGGAACAAGCGCTGCCTCAGCCGTCGGCGCATCCACAGCGGCAGCAGCCGCAAGCGCATCAGGAACCGGAGCGGCGTCTGGTGTCGGCGCATCTAAAACAGCGGCCGTTGGTTCTGCGGCAGGAACGAGCACGGGCTCGGCGGTTGGTTCGGGAGTAACCAGCGACCCGAATTTCTCGAATGTTGTCCTTCTTCTCGGCTTTAATGGAACGGACGGCGCGACGACCACGAGCGATGAAAGCAGCGCCGGCCATACCATGACCTTCGTCGGCAATGCGCAACTCGATACCGCGCAAAAGAAATTCGGGACGGCGTCGGCACTGTTTGATGGAACCGGGGATTACATCACCACGCCGGACAGCGCGGACTGGGACTTGTCAGACAGCAACTCTGACCAGTTCACTGTCGAAACCTTCTTCCGACCGAACTCAGTAGCGGCCGGAACGCGCTCCCTGGTCGGGCAATACAAGTCAACAGGAAGCCAGTTGGCATGGGCGCTGCGGCAATCAGCCAATGCCGTCACCTTCAGTATGAGCACAAGCGGGAGCGGTGCGACAACGACGCTATCATACACGGTCTCCGGCGATGCGCTTGTGGCGGGAACTTGGTATCACGTCGCGGTGGACAAGGATGCCACCGGTAAGGTCCGGCTTTATCTGGATGGCGTTATGAAAGCATCCAGCACGCCGGCCAATAGCAACATCTTCAACTCGACTGCCGTCCTAACGATCGGCGCGGACGACGGTGGCTCGAACGCCTACAACGGTTGGCTCGATGAAATCCGCATCACCAAGGGTGTTGCCCGCTACGGCAGCGACACGAGCTTCACGCCACCAACTGCGGCCTTCCCTCGATCATAAATACACCTGAACGCCCAGAGAGGTGATTCAATGCCCCCTCCGACCACGAGCGATGACGAACTTCGTCTGACCATGCAGTTGTTTGCCGCCAACGGTTCAAACCAGGTCAAGACAGCGGCGGCCCTCGGCCTCAGTCGCGCTGGTCTGCAAAGCCGGCTTGCAAGTGCAGAACAGCGTGGGATTACCGCCGAAAAGCCGCTGGTCGAAATGCCTTCCTTCGTCCTAGAGGGCGACGAGGAAGAACCGATCGAGGACATCCTGTCTCGCCAGCGCAAGGCGTTTGAACGCAAGCACAAGGCCGCCCAGGCGCGCAAATGGTTCCCGGTCTCGATCAAGGAGGAGAAGCCCTACGGCATCCTGTGGTTCGGGGATCCCCATATCGACAATGCCGGATGCAATTGGCCGCTGCTCGAGCGGCACATCGCCGTCTCTAGGCAGGATGGCGTTTACGGCGGCAACATCGGCGACACGACAGACAACTGGCCTTGGACCGGACGTCTCGCCAAACTCTGGGCTGAGGCCGATGTCTCCAGCAAGACCGCCAAGCGCATGGCGGAATGGTTCATGTTCGGGGCTGGCGTTAAATGGCTGGTATGGCTGATAGGTAACCATGACGCCTGGAATGGTGGCGACGAATTCTACAAGAAACTGGGTGCCTATCAGATCCCGGTTCTGGACTGGAGAGCGCAATTCCGCCTCGTTCATAACAACGGCTCTGAAATCCGCATCGACGCCTCACATGGGCGCAAGGGTAATTCTATCTATAACCCTTCGCATGGCACGCTCAGAGACGCCAAGTTCGGCGAGGAAGCCGACCTTTGGGTGACGGGCCATATCCATTCCTTCAAGCTCGACCATTTCGAGATTGCCGAGCGGTCTCGCACGACATGGCTTCTCCAAACGCGCGGGTACAAGTGGCACGACCACTATGCCCATGTGAACGGCTTCGCGGAATACCAGAACGGCGCCGCGATCCTGTCGGTCATCGATCCGGAGACGGGGCGGGTTCAATGCTTCGCCGATCCGGAAGAGGGCGCGGATTTCTTGAAGTGGAAACGCAGATGAGCGAAGGCCGTAAGGACGATTCCCAAAAGGTCAGGATGGAACTGCTGCCGCCGGAACTGCTCGAAGGGACGGCAGCAATCCTCACCTTCGGGGCGAAGAAATACGAGGATCGCAATTGGGAAAAGGGCATGAGCTGGAGCCGCGTCTTCGGGGCCCTCATGCGCCATATGTGGGCTTGGTGGCGTAAGGAACCGGCCGATCCAGAAACCGGCCATTCGCACCTGTGGCACGCCGCGTGCTGCATCGCCTTCCTGATGGCCTATGAGCAACGCCAGACCGGCAAGGATGACAGACCATGAAGATTTATGTTGCTGGGCCTATGCGCGGCATTCCTGAGTTCAATTTCCCGGCATTCCATACCGCGGCGGCGAAACTCCGGTCTGAAGGGCACTTTGTCTTCAATCCAGCCGAGCGCGATAACGAACGCCACGGCAAGGACATTTCCAAAGGCAACGCCAACGGGTGCGAAGAGACTGCCGCCAAGGAACACGGATTTTCGCTTCGAGTGGCTCTTGCGGAGGATGCTGAGTTCATCTGCCTCCATGCCGACGCTATCGCTCTTCTGCCTGGCTGGGAGAACTCGAAAGGTGCCAAGGCCGAGCTAGCGCTTTCCGTAGCGCTTGGCCACGAGGTTATCCACCTCTCCTAATAGGAACACCCAATGAAATTCATCCGCAACAAGCGCCGTGTGCTGACGCGGTCGCTGTCGATGTATTGCGTCTATCTGGCGGGCCTGCTGGAAGTCGCGCCGTACATTGTCCCTTACCTCGACAGCTACATCCCGCGCTGGCTCTCCATCGCCTTTCTTCTCGCGGCTCCATTTGCTCGCGTCATCGATCAAGGGAACCTCAATGCCAATAAATAAGATCGTGCCGACCAAGCGCGGCAAGGCTGCCATCGCTGCTGCGATCATCGCGGCTGCCGTTGGTGGCTGGCATAGCCAGAGGGACACGTCGGCGACCGTTCACCCGCCGGCCGTCATCCTGGCCAATGGCGCTTTGATCAAGACGTGGGAAGGGCTCGTGCTGAAAGCCCACTATGACCCGTACGCCAAGATTTACGACATCTGCTACGGCAAGACCCGGATCAACGGAAAGCCGGTAACGGCGGACATGTCGTTCAGCAGGGCTGAATGCGACGCCATGCTCGAAGACGATCTCTACACCGATTACTACCTGCCGCTGGTCAATAAGGTCGGTGCCTACAGGTCGTTCCCGATCAGCGTTCAAGCCTCGCAGCTCTCCGGCGCGTACAACTTCGGTGTCGATGGCATGGTCAACTCGACTGCGATGAAACTCGCGCTCAAGGGCCAGTTCCGCGAAGCCTGCGAAGCCCAGACCAAGTTTAACCGGGCAGGCGGCCAGGTCGTCCAGGGTCTCGTGAGGCGCCGTGAGATGGGCGACGCGCAGCGCATAGGCGAAGCAGAACTCTGTGTATCGGGGCTCCCATCATGACCTCCACCAAGATCACGAATTACATCGTCTTCGGCCTAGCGATCCTGTCGTCGATCATTGGCGGCCTACAGGTCTTCGATTGGACGGCATTTTTCACCAAGGATCAGACGATCGCCATCATGAGTGGTCTGAATACCTTGGGTGTGATGATCAAGGGTTGGATGGCCACGGCCGAACTTATGGCCAAGTCCTTGGCGAGGTCGTCCTGATGTGGGGAACGGTCGCCTGGAACTTCCTCGTTGCCCTCGCGAAAACCAAGATCGGCCGTTGCCTGATCGGTCTGGCGATCATCGGTTTTTTCTACTTGGGGTTCCGGATCTGGTTGCCCATTCACGACGCGTCCGTGGCAAGAGAGGCGAGGGCCGGTTACGTCCTCCTTCAGGAAAAGCTCGCCGCCGAAGCGCTGGCGAATGAATACCGCCGGCAGATCGTCCTTGCCCAGCAGATCCGCGAGCATGCCGATCGCGAAGCCGAACAACTCGACATCGAAGCACAGCAGAGGCGGGAAGCCGATGAGAAGGCAATTGCTGACGACAAGCAAGCTGACGGTGCCACTGTTGGCGCTGATGATCTCGATTGGCTTCAGCGGGTGCGCAAGCCTCGATAGGCTACTGAGAGCAGCGGCCGAAAAGCAGGCCGAAGCGAAGGCCGGGGTCAATCTTCCCGATCTGCCGCCGGTCTGCACCCAGAAGATGCGCCGCATTACCCCACAGTTGGGCGAGAAATGGCGCGGTGTGCAATTGCGGTGGGAAACCGCCGCCGACGAGAAGGACGCGCTGACGGCCTTCTGTGCAGACTTTTATCGAACCGTACAAACTCAATACGCGGGGCCGCGCTGATGACCGAAAGCTGGATCGCATACATTGGGCCAATCGTCACCCTGCTCGGTTTCGTTCTCGGCGTCTGGTGGAAGGTGGAAGGCAAGATTACCGCCGCTTCCGAAAAGGCGGAAAAGGCGTCTGCCGATCTCGCCGAACACAAACTGCATGTCGCAGAGACCTATGTGACCAAGGCAGGCATGCAGGAGCAGACCGGACAGATCATGCGCGCGATCGAAGGCGTTGGTAACCGGATCGACGGGCTCCACGAACGGCTTGACCGAGCCTTTGAACGATCCGCCGAGCGCACGACGCGCTAGCGTTTGCCCTTCGGCTTCACTCTCGGCTCTGGTGGCCTGAATTGCTCGGCATTGGCATTCACGCTGATTCCGGCATCCTTTGCGGCCATGATGAACGCCGCTCTGGCTGCCTCGGGGTTGGTCTGCTCCTGAAGAGCCCGTAGGCATGCACTAAGTGCTGCCTTCCATGCATCGCCCTGCTGATCCTCCGGCCACCTCGTGGTCAGTATCTCGCCCATCTGAGCGACCGATGTGACCCTGCGGTAAAGACCGGGGCGCTCCAGCGCTATCCCAAGCGGGCTGATTGGCATTGAAGAGGGCTCGGGCATATCAGCCTCCGTTTATCTCCATCAGCCTATCATAATACTCCTCGACCATCCGAGAGGCTTCCCGAGCCGTCGCGACATAGCCGGTATTCGGCGTCAGCCGTCGCTTGACATTCGGTCCCCCATTGCCGGACCAATGCCATCGCCCATTCATCGGGCCTGATTCCTCAAGCCTGATCCGGCCGACGGGCGTTTCCCCATCCCATGCCGCAAAGTCCCGATGGCCTTCTCCAGGCCATGTCTCAATCCACCGATACTTAGGTTTATATTCTTCCATCTTCTAATTTGACCCGTGAACAGATCGTGTCCGCCTCTCATGTTCGATATTGAACGAGACAGAAACAGAGTGACACGCCTATATTGGGATTGCTCACGTTTCTGGAAGCCTTCCAAGCTGAATACGCGGGTTCGATTCCCGCTACCCGCTCCAAGCTTTTCAACCACTTAGCAATACCGCGTGTCACTCCGTGTCACGCCGTGTCAGAGACGGTTTTTCGCTCTGGCCTCGGCTACCTTCCGGCTTGCTTCCAACCCATCGCCACGGCTGTAGCGCCGCGTCGTCTTCGTCGTTGTGTGGGTGGCGAGGTCCCGAGCTGCTTCAAGCGAGCCCGTTGCTTCCACCGTCTCCGAAACCGCTCCGGCCCGCGAATCCATAGACCAGACGTCTTTCGACACGCCGGCCGCATCGCGCACCTTCTTGAATTTTTCGGTGTAGCGGTTCTCCCAGTAGGGTTTTCCGTAGTCCTCATCGATGACCACAGGGCCGATATCCGGGATCCGGTAGGCCTTCAGCGCTTCCTC